AGCCGGAGGCACTACGCATTACATTTGACGTGGTACAGAGCAGTATATCAGAATGCTGGTGGTATGCTGATATCAGCATTTACAATCTAGACCGGCCGGATATTCAAAACGCTCTATTCAATGCCACGTGGGCCCAGCTAAAGGCCGGGTTTCAGTACGGACCTACACAGATGGCCACTATTTGGAACGGGCGCGTGTTTCAAGTTACACTCACACGGGACGGAGTGGTCGATCAAGTCACTACACTGCACTGTATTGCCAATCCATATGCTATGGACGATGTGGTAAACATGCCCATGGGTCCGTTGGTGACTCAGCAGCAGGTGGTCGCAAGCATGCTACAGGCTATCGGGCTGCCACCGCTGTCCCAGGCTACGGGTACACAGAGTCAGACTATACAGACCAGCATGACTTCTAAAGTACTACCACGTGGCGACACATTGTTCGGAAAGCCCAGCCAGCTTCTGGGCCGTATTGCTGATGACAACTACGCACAGTTCTTCACTGACGGAAACAGCGCCTACATGTCTGACATGGTTAATCCCAACACCACGCCCAGCTTTGTGTACGCACCGCAGCCAGGACCTGGCACTAATGCGCCCAGTCTTCCGGCTAGTGTCACAGCCAGCTTGATAGGCACGCCACGGCAGATACCGCAAGGCTGCATCTTCACGGTTCTTTTGGACCCCCGCTTGTTAGTCAAAGTGCCACCTATGATGATCCAGATTGATAGGTCGGCGCTGATCTCACAGACAGTAATCAGGCCTAACCCAAATAGCCAGCTTGTATCGCCGTTGAGCGATGATCTTTCGTTTTTCGTCGCACAGCTTCGTCATACGGGCGACACGCGCGGGAACGACTGGCAGACAGAAGTGATTGGCTACAGCACAACGTACGCCAAGGGTCTTTCATACGGAATTTGGGGAGTCAATGCATGAGCACCGTAAGTAGTCCGCTACTAAGCCCTGCACAAGTCAATCAGATAGAATTCTCGCAGTGGCGGCAGGCCGTGAAGGACGCACTGAACGACACCCGATGTGCTACCGTGGCGTTCGTCGCACCTAATGGGTTTGACGCTGCTACGCAGACCGTCAGCGTGCAGATAGCTCTTCAAGAGCGCGTGCGCACCACGGCGGGCCCGAAGTGGATACCTATTGTGCCGATTAACCGCGTACCGCTTATACTGCCGCGCGCTGGTGGCTATTGCCTGACTATGCCCATCAACCCCGGCGATGAGGGCCTGCTCGTATTCTGCGATACCTGCTTCGACACTTGGTGGGCCAGTGGTCAGTCCAGCTCACCCACAGGCACCAATCAACAGCGCGTGGTACGCCGTCATCATATACATGACTGCGGATTCATACCAGGCATGTGGAACCAGACACGATTGCTGCCTAGCTACTCCACTACGGCTATGCAGCTTAGAACAGACGACGGCACAGTAGCCGTGACGGTCAGCAGTAATGCGGTGTCTATATCAGCCCCCTCCAGTGTGACTATAACATCACCTTCCATACATGCCACTAACGGCGGTACGGCACAAGCACTGATGAATGACACATTCTACCAGTGGTACGTTATAAATGTCCAGCCATTCCTAGTGTCCAAAGGCTACCTCGGGCCTGCTCCTCCTATTGCCAGCTTGGCGGAAACCACCGTATTGAAAGGCCAGTGATGAAATTTTTAGCTGTTGTTCTATTCTGCTGCGGGTGCATAGGCGCTCTGGCGCAAGCTACGACGCAGATTGATCCCAATAATCAGATCGGCGGGCCTTTGCTGTCTACTAATTTAATGCTACCTGGGGTAGCTGCAGATGGTGCTAATGGAGTGGCTATTACAGGTGGACTGCTGGTCAGCGGCATACCGCAAAGCACTTCGCCCATCTGCCCTAATGGCTTGAATGGCGCACTGACCACCGCTGGGTGCGCTAGTGGCAGTGGCAGCTTCACGGCGCTTACTGGCGACGCTGTAAGCACTAGCTCCGGCGGGGCCACCATGGTCAAGGGCCTGAACGGTGTGCTGCTGTCCGGGCTGGCCACGGGCGTGCTGTACAACACCACAGCCACGGGTGCACCTACCATAGCCACAGCGGCTCAAGTGAACGCGCTGCTGCAGGGCCTTACAGGCTGCACCACCGCCACGTGGTTACTCAGTCCACAAGACGCGCAGTGCCACGCGCCGTCAGGCGGATCGATGACGTGGCCCGCTGCGGCTGGTATCGTAGTGTACGCAGGCGCTAGTACGTGGGGGACTTCTCTAACCGCTCCGGCTGGTACTATCATAGGCACCACTGACACGCAGACGCTGACTAACAAGACCGTTGACGGTGTCACACCTGCTACCATGGCGTTCATGGACGCCACCAGCAGTGTGCAGACGCAGTTGAACGGCAAGCAAGCCACGCTGACCAATCCGGTGACTGGACCGGGCGCGGCCACTGTAGGCCACGTCGCACTGTTGAATAATACTTCCGGCACTCTGTTGTCTGACGGCGGCGCGCCTCCCGGTATAGCTTCAGCAGGCACGCTGGGTCTTGTAAAGCCGGACGGAACCACCATCACCAACACCAGCGGCGCTATCTCCGTCACGTACGGGACCACAGCAGCTAGCGCCACCGTAGGCAACGACACGCGAGTGACTGGCGCGATGCCTAAGAGCGGCGGCACGTTCACGGGCGAGGTGATTACACTGGCCTCTGCCGTCGGCACTGCCGGGTTCAATCTGCCACACGGCGCGGCTCCCACAGCGCCTGTTAATGGCGACCTGTGGACTACCACGGCGGGTGTGTTTGCCAGAATCAATGGGGCCACTACCGGACCACTCGGATCCGGTGGATCAATGACTTGGCCTGCGGGTGGCGCTGGCATACCGAACTATAACGGTTCTAGCGCGTGGGGAACTAGCTATAGCTCAGGCAGCACCATCCCAGCCAATTTCATTGCCACCATTCCCAACACTCAGATCAGTGGACTTGGTACGGCATCCACGCAGAACATAGGTACCAGCGGCGCTAACGTACCGCTACTGTCCACGCAGAACGTATGGACAACGCATCAGTTCAGCGGCGGTCTGCTGCAGGCTAACGGTGTAGGGCCATCACTGGATGCTACCGATGGAACTAAGATCCTGTACACCACGGGCGCGGGCTGGCTGGCCAGTGGCGCATCCGACACGCTGCACTTCGGCAACGGCAACTTGACAGCGGGCGGCCTACCGTCGGTAGACTTCGGAGGCTTTGATGCGACCGGAATCTTCACTTTCGCCTCTTCTCCGATCCTGCCTGGAACTGGCTACGTATTCTCGCCGGGCGGATCTGCGCAGGCCACTTACTCAGCCTCCATTCCTCTGTCCGGCATTTCCACTCAAGCCTCAGACACCGTGGTTGCAAACTTCACTGCCTCCACAGCAGCCCCATCGGCCGTGGCCATGCCCACCACAGGAACTAACGGTTGCGCGGGCGCTACCAACGCTCTCACCTACAACACCACTACCCACGCTTTGGGATGCAACACAATATCGGGCGGATCTATAACCTTCCCGCAGACGGTGACTGGCGGCGTAGCGTGGGCAGTGCCGTACTTCAGCGCTACCACCACTATGGACCACAACGCCGCGCCGACGCTCAACAACGGTCCTTTGCTTGGCCAGACCGCCGCAGCACCTGTCTGGTCTGCTATCTCTTTTCCGGTATCATCCTCGGCGGGCGGCATAACCTATGGAAGTTCTTCTACTGCGCTCAGCGTTACTGCTGCTATCACACCAAACGCACTAATTAGGATAAATGGAACTACGCCAGCAGCTTCTAGTCTGCTCGACAATACAGCCGTCATGGTAACCACAGAACCACTATACTCCACGAACGGAAACCAACTCACCGGAACCACGGCGACCTCTATTGCAACAACAACGTACACCACGACTGGAATAGCTTTCCCGGCCACCTACGCAACCACGGCGCGAACCTATCGCGGTCTGTGTCATGTTTCTTGGGAGCAAGCCATAGGCGTCGCCACAGTAAAGTTTGGCGTCGGCACGAGTGTCGCGCCGACGCACATGTCGCTGACTTCGGTCAGTTACGTGGGAACGACGGCAGTCCCATTCGGGACAGGCACTACTGACATCACAACGATCACCACAACGGACGCCACGGCGTTCCTGACTCCCGGAGCGGCCGCGACGGCCTACGTGACCGACATCTACGTAACAGCCAGCTTTACAGCAGCGGCAAACACAGTGACACTGTATGGGCAGACCAGCAATGTTTCTGACGCCCTTCTGATCGAGCCCGGAACTGAGTGCACGTGGCTTCCGTAACTAAGGAGAACTACATGAAGTGGATCGCGATTGCTGTTTTGTTGGTCGGCACCACGGCCTTCGCTTCAATCACTCTAACCACTGCGTACGGAGTCACGGGGCCAGCGAGTGCCGTGGCTCCAGGTGGCTCGGCGGCGTATGCCACAGCTACAGGTAAGATGTATGACTGGACAGCCAACACCGCGTGTATGACGTACAGCTTTGGAACCGTACTAAAGAGTGCCTCCCAGGATACCGGCTTCACCGTGCTGCAGGGCGCGCCCAACTTAGTTCTATGTCTTAATCTTACTTCTGGATACTGGATTACTTCTGGTGGCTATAGCGTGTCATCGGGCACACTTGCAGGGGCAGGACTAGTCAATGCTAATACGGTGTACACAGGACCACTAACGGCACTACGTAATGCTACCGACAGCTTTGCAGCCAGCACATTCCTGCCCGGCGCCATCAATGACACTTGGTAAAGGACATCCATAATGCCCAGCGTGACGTACTTACAGCTTGATGCTAGTTACGACCCCATCTTTGACCCCGCCTACGCATTAGCAGACTCGCAGGCGGTGGCTCAAGATGTGCTGACCAGACTCAAGCTGTTTCTGGGCGAGTGGTGGGAAGACCTCAACTTGGGGGTGCCTGTGTTCCAGAGCATGCTCGGTCAGCTGGCGAGTTCTAAGACACAGAATGCCGTGCGACTGATTATCCAGCAGACCATTCTAGCTACACCCTACGTTGTATCTGTCACCGGTATTCAATCGTCATTCTCCAACGGCCAGTTTTCTTTTACAGCCACATTTACTACGACCTTTGGTCAGGTAACCGTTTCTAGTGCGCCGGGTGACTCGGCGAGTCTGGGGAACTAATGTCAGTGCCAGCATACGCCCCTCCTTCTATAGGCCCTGCAGGACTGACAGTAGCCTCATATCAGTCCATTCTGGCCGATAACTTACAGGCATTTTTGAACATCTACGGCCCTACACAAGTCGTCACTCCTAATGCAGCTGTCTATCAGCTGCTCTCAATCCTGTCACTGAAAGCCGCGGACTGTAACCTTGGTTTGCAGCTTGTGTACAACCAGAGTTCGCCTGCTACAGCGGTGGGTGCAGGGCTAGACCGTCAATTGAAGATGAATGGGCTAGCGCGCGCCGCGTTTACATACTCCACCACAGTACTGACACTGGGCGGTTCTACCATCACGCCCACCACTGTAACAGGTGGTGCGGCTCAGGACATCAACGGTAATCTGTGGGTACTTCCATCCACTGTGATCATACCCATCACCGGCAGTATCAACGTTGCTGCTTCATGCACAACTCCGGGCAGCATAACGGCAGCTGCGGGAAGCATTACGATCATTAACACGCCTGTTAACGGCTGGTTTACTGTGACTAATGCAGCGGCAGCCGTACCAGGCAGTCCTATTGAAACAGACAGCAAAGCCCGTGCACGGCAGGCCGTCAGTGTGGCCTTACCATCCGTCACTGCGCTGGCCTCTACAGTGGCCGCATGTCTGGCCGTGCCGGGTGTTACACGCGTCAATCCTGGCGTACCAACTCCAGGTGGCCCAGGAAGCTCTATTGAGAACCCTACCGGCGTTACTGATAGCTGGGGCAATCCCGCACACTCTATCAGCATGGTGGTAGAGAACGGCACTGATGCCGCTGTGGCGCAGGCCATCTATGGTGCACGGAGTATAGGCTGCTTCACCAACGGAACCACTACGGTAACGGTCACCGATGCGAATACTAGTTTCACCATGAACATCAGTTTCTTCAGGCCTACGTATGTCCCCATCTATATCAGTGTAAGCATCCACGGTTACACTGGTACGCCTACTACAGCTGTCGTGGCTGCTGTGCAGACTGCCATCGTCAACTACCTGAACGCATTGGCCATTGGAGAGACAGTGGCTATCTCGGCCATCAATTACGAGGCCATGGCTGTGAATGCCAGCCTGCTAGGCCCTGCCTTTGGTGTGCAGGCTCTCACTATGGGCCTCACAGCTAGCCCGACCGGCGCAGTGGATCTGGCCATGGCGCATTACTATAATGTGTCGCAAGGTGTGGCGGCTAACGTGGTGGTGACTACAGTATGAGCACTAATCCCTATTTTGGCACTAGTGGTTTCGGCTTCGGTGGCTACGGCAACCAACCACTTGAGGCCCTGCCACTTGGATACTACATCGGGCTGCTGTCCAGTGAGTATGTCAATTCACCGAAGCTAAACAAGCTTCTGTATGTGCTGTTACGCAAGTTTGATGACGTGACGAACGTAATCATGCTGATGGACACCGCCTTTGATTTAGACTCTGCCTCTGGCGTACAGCTTGACATGCTCGGACAAACAGTACAAGCGTACCGCACAGTTGGGTTTCAGCCCAGCGGCGGCGTCAGCCCAGTGTTGGACGACACCACGTTTCGTATTCTCATCAAAGCAAAGATTGCGCAGAACCAATGGACGGGCACTTTAGACAGTCTGTACCCGCTATGGCAGCAGCTGTTTCCGGCTGGTAACATCATCATTGCTGACAACCAAAACATGTCAGCCAACATTTTCATGACGGGTACGTTTACTTCCATCATGCAGGACCTGATTAGGAACGGTTACATAGTTCCCAGACCTGAAGGCGTGCAGTACACATACCTCTTCGGAGCCCTGCCTATGTTTGGCTTTGATCTCGACAATGTATTCATCGCAGGCTTTGATACAGGAAAGTGGGTTTAGGCTATGGCTGGCACAACAAACTTTCAGCAATTCAACCCTACGCAGGCCAATCAAGAGTCTGACGCAGCGTACACGGCGGACAGTACCCGGTCCAATGGTGCAGGTGTGGGGGCCATCTTCCCGTCTAACTGTGCTAACAAGCTGTTCTATCAGACTTCCACAGGTGTGGCAGCACTGATGCAGATGTTAGCCAATAAAGGGTTCAGTACTAATGACAGCAATCTAGCCGTGCTGGCTGGTGCGCTGTCTTGTCTGCTGACTACAGCAGACATTAAGCCTGCTATGGCATATGCACCATTCAGCCCGTCCATTATTCTGGACGCCTCGCTCGCCAATGGTTGGGAGATAGTACTGACGGCCAACACCTCCATTACGATAATAAGCATTGTAGCCTACCAACCTATTACGCTTGCATTTTCTCAGGATGGCGTGGGTGGCCACTCTGTGACGTTCACTAATACACTACACGGCTTAGGCGCTGTAGATGGTGGTGCCACCGGGCACAGTCAGCAGACATTTATGGTGCTGTCTGACCTGGCCCTGCATGCAACCGGCCCCATGGTGGTGAGCTAATGGCCAGTGAGACAGTAACACCCAATGTGGGCCTGCAGATCCCGGGCTATGGACAATTCAACTGGCAGGTGCCCATTCAATACGATCTGGGCCTGCTGGACTTAATCTTCGGTGGCAGTTTCACCATTCCCGGCCTATCGGTTACCAACCTGACGGTGGGTAATTTCACCGTATCTAACTTTGTGGCTCTGCTGGCGAATGCCTACATCGCGGAGGCACCCGCAGGCACGGCTCCCACATCAGCATACATTACCAGCCACGTCCCACTTATAGTTTTGGGCGTGTATAAGAACGGCGTGTTTCAAACTCCCGGTCCAGCAGCCGATTATCGACTAGTAGTGAACAGCATCAATTTCAACACGCCCACTGTGGTAGGAGATCAAATCTATGTCACGTACTTTCACGGCTAGCCTTTTGTTCATGTGTGTCACCTTGGGATGGGCACAAACGGCCACCAAGATCAATCCTAACGCACAGATCGGCGGCCCTCTTCTTACTACTAATCTCATGCTACCGGGTATTTCTAGCAGCGGTTCAGGCGGACTTTTGGTAGGCCCCACTCCTGCGTACTCGGTGCATATCGGTCCGCTCAGCACCATGACAGCCTCATGGAACTTTGACACCACGACAGCGGCTAGCGCCTGCGCAAGCATTGGGTGCTCAACCGGAGGCGGAACGGTTACCACCTTCGCCGCGCCGTCCGGTT